CTACATCTTCATCCCGTCAGCTGTAGGCTCGATTACAGAGCCTGTAGACGGGTCTTTGCTCGATGGATATGGATTCGGATTGCCGAGTCTCTTGAGGTCCATTCCGAGCCACATGACGGCCTCCTGGAGCTTCGTGATGGCAAGGCTTCTCTCTCTACTTGCAGGAGCGGACTTGACCATCTGAAGGATGTCGTCTATCTGACGACGCATATCCTTGTCGAATGGAATCTCTTCCTCTGGAGTCATCTTGCCAGGATCAATCTCGGAGACATTTCCCTTCTCCACGATGTAATGGTTCTTCTCTATGGCCTCAAGCATTTCATTACCTCCGCACACAAATGCCGTGGCGATAGGGCCTCTTGCGTTGTCGTCTACTGAGAGGACGGCAGCTGCAAATTCCTCTGATCTTTTTTCAATGTCAAAATACATGTCTATTTAATTTAAGTGTTAATCATTTTCCCACTCCTCCACCACCACCTCGAAGCCTATCGGAACTCCTGAGACCTCCGTGGTGTCGCGATGTCTCGGCGTATACTCAGTGGTGTCGGACCTTGTCTCCGGAACTGCGACCAGCTCACTCATCGAGCAGCTGGTCAGCAACAGAAGTAAAAGTACAGCGATCATACCTTCTTTCTAAGATTCTTATCTGCAAGTGACTTTTGAAATTCCTTAGTTTCCTTCAGTTTCCTGTCAACGGCTGTCTTCATGTGCTGCCGCATCATCTTGAGACCCTCCTGCTTGACTCCCTCCTGGGGTTTTAATGTAGAAGGCTTTTTAAATCCGAAGGCAGGCATAACTCTTTTCTTCGGCTGCCCATCCTCTCTTGCCTTCATAAGATGCTCCAGTTTTTCAATCTCTTCAGAGCCCCAGTCTCGCTTAACCAGCTCTATGAACTCCGGAACAGTCAGTGTACCATTTTCTAAATCCAACCCCTTCCGTTGTGCAAATGCTTCTCGACCTGAAGCGCAGCTCTTTGTCATCAGCATGTGCCACCTAGACAGTTCCTTGATGGGATAGCGGTCAGTCATGTTGTGGCTGTTAGCGAATGCCTCAAGTCTCGACCTCTTGGTGGCTTTCTGCATCATAATATCCTGTATATTCTTCATATCGTTATGATTTGTAGATTCTACTTGCCCAGTGGGTAGTCCGGTATTTCCTCGAAAACTCGTCATACATTTCGGCCGATACTAAAATCTCATAGTCTTCGGTGAGAGGTGGGAATGCATCGGCAGCTATCTCTGGAACTTGAACGACCTTGCTGAAATCATATACGGAGCAACGGAAACAATCTGCAAATGCTCTTGCGCCTATAGTAGTCAACGCTGGAGGGAATACCACTTTTCTCATAGAGAAACAGAACTCAAATGCTCTTGCGCCTATGCTGGTCAACCCTGTAGGGAATATTATGCATTGTAAGTATTTGGCCTTTCTGAAGCAATCTTCCATGATTATAGTAACCGACTGAGGAAGAACTATATTCAGAAGGTCGTAATCCGCGTTGCCGTTCATAATGGCAGACTTCACAGAGGAAGCCGGAGGTACTGAGAGGTATGACAGCGAGGCACTGAAGTAGTAACGAACTGTTGTCTCGTGCTGGCCGACAATAGGGAATGCAGAATCTTTATCAGATGTTACAAAGGTGAACCCGTCACCCACAATAGTTACCCTGCCTGCCGATATATGGGTTGTAGCATCGATGTCTGTATAAGCGTATATACCGATTCTGTCGCAGTAACCGCTCTCTCGGGTAATTCGTATCTCGTAATCGCCCGCAGAAGCGTATTGATGCTTGAATGTTCCTACACCTCCATTCGTCAAGGTGATTTCTTCTGCATCACTGCCGTCGCCCCATTCAATGCTGGCTTGAAAGTCCTCGTTGTCAGGTGTTCCCAGGTTTATTCCGCATACAAGGTGATCCTCTGGAATAGTAGCTACTATTATTGTGTCCGCTCTACTATACACCGCACCGACTTCACAGTGATCATAAAGAGAGAGTCTTTCCTTAATCTCACTGAGTTCAAGATTCCACCCAACGGCGGTATATCCTTCAAGTTCAGGAACAGATGGCAAAGAGTTAAGCTCTGAAAGAGTCATCTCTTTGTACACTGTGCCATTGGGGTTATAGAATACAGCGTAGGGCTCTCTTTCTGATGCGATAATCACTTCGCCCCCATTCTCTATGATATAATTGACCTCCTTGAGGATGTTATTACATATATCAGAAGATTTACCAACTATCAACCGCTTGAGCGTAGAAGGGAATATCCATTCGCTCTCCCCGAGCCCTCCATTACCGGTTAAATCCCAAGTTGAGAGGTCTATAGTCTTCAAGGTGGTTCCATTAAACATATTGTACATTCTACCATCTACTCTGAACGCCATATTCCTTAAGTCAGCATTTAGATACCTCTCGTCCAAGTTAGGACAGTTCTCAAATGTCTGGCCATAAGTCACGTATTGATTTTTATGGCGGTATTCGGTGAAATTCGCAGAACGAATACTCGTGCCTTCAAACAATGATTCTATATCATAGGCAATGCTGCCATATGTCCATATCTTTACATCCACAATTTCAGATATCCCGTTCATTACCTTGGCCAAGGCAATAGATGTATCATAGATGTCCACAACATGGATACCTGTAGTGTCGAATTGATGTTCTTCAGACATCGTACCTTTCACCCCGTCCAACAGGAACAGAGCGACGGATCCTGTCTTGTTGAACATCTTGGTAGGCGCGGATATATCAGTAATATTGTATTTAATACGTATGTGATTAAGGGGTCTTGCGGCTGCCCAAGCAGTGTCTCCTAAAACTGTTATGGCATACTCTGTATTCTTTTGGGCTTTGGGCTTAGTAACCCAAATGATTCCACCGAGTTCATCATCGCCCTGAAAGTCATACGACACATCGTCAGATTCGCTTAGGATAAATCTAATATAAGCTTCTCTAAGATCCTTACTGTTGCTGAGGTATAGATCTACAGTATTAAAAGGGACATTGCCCTCATATTTATAACCTGAACTCAAGGTTTGTGTACTGGATACAAGTGAAGCTGTCTTGATCTTATCCCTTTTGTTCATACTGTAGCTTAGTGATACAGCTTCAGCATTACTTTTGGCGTAATCCAGCAGACTTCGGAATAGTTTCTTAAGCCACCAGGATGACACTCTAGCAATACCCTTAGCCCCTATGACCTTGTCAATCAGGGCCGTTAGTTCAGAATAAGTCATACCACTACGACATCTGGGCTACACAAGAGCCATCTTCTTGAATTATACATGTAATAGAACTCTCCATCCACATGAAGGCAACCATAAGTCCAACTGCACCCCCGTCAGCAAGGGTTGGGTCATTTGGGTCAAGATAAGCTACCTGGTTAGCTAATATAACAAATTTCAGGTTAGTAGTCCCCAATAATTCAGAGTACAGCAAAGTGGCATCCATAGTAATAATAGGCATAGCAGAACCCTGTTCATAAGCGGCTTTTGCCTTTGCATAGGTTGCTGCATTGGCAGCTTTCTGATCTTCGGTAAGGCCAGTTCCATCCGAAAAATCAGTATATACTGGTTCAGTACTTGCACCACCCCCACTATTCCCAGTTCCCATCGCTTCAACGATAGCCGTAAGAGCAGCATTCAATGATGCGCCTGTTATCTCCTTTGCACCATTAGCTGTAATGGTGCTTTCAATCATCTCTAATAATTCTGTTTTTGATAGTGCCATATTGTATCCTCCTAATTTGTAAAGTCGTTATTGAAATCGTCACTAAAATCCCTAACCAAAGGGGTATAGCCTTCAAGAAGAGTGGGGTCTATGCTCCCGCTGTTTCCTCCAATGACAATCTCCTGCCATTGTCCGTTCTCATCTCTGTATTTTATCGTTGCCATTATTCCACAAATTCAAAAACATTCCACTCAAACATGTGACGATGAACCTTAATCACATAGAACTTGTTTGATTCAAAAATCGGTATGGTGCCATCCTTCCACCACATTCCAGAATCAGATTCAAAGGTCCAATCGGTCGGTTTACCATTTGTCGTATCAATGAGGATGATACACCAGGATGTGATTATGTTTCCGGTATCTGACACTATACTATCATTGGTGTCGACATGAATAATTCTGGTGGGATGGTCATCGCTGGGGCATATAATATTGTACTTGCCAGGAGTCGGAAAATACTTGTATGTAGTAAAATCATCCGTACGTACCTCCGGCATTAAGTCCTCTCTGTAAATCGATGGCCCAACACCCCGCGAATCCACATAAGCCTTGACCGCAGAATTCGCAACCGCATTATTAGACTTTTCATCAATGACGAGGTCCACAATCGGTATACTCGGTTTCCCATTAAGATCTTCATAATTTCCAGACTTTCCGGCCTTCGATATCCCAGAGTTCAGCGCGTAGTCTCCGGCAGGTTGATAATTACCTTTAGGCTGATATCTATTATCAGCTGCAGCTTGGGTCATATATCTGGACACATCGGGTAACGGTATATTTCCCTCTCCCAAAATAGAATATCCACCCACAGTCTTGATATTCTCACCAGATTTCAAACGCTCCTGCTTTGTTGCCAGCTCAGTCTGCATAGAAGCAAACCTTGCGGTAATCGCGGCATTCGACACTGGGTTATTGCTGTTGCCGTTCAATGCTGTGTCGACTGTTATTTCCGGCTTGGTTTCCTCTTCCGTTGGTTCTCCAGAAGGGTCAATCCACAACTTCGCACCATCGTCAGTCGGCTCTTCCTCACCGATGTAAACCTCGGCCTCCTCTGAGATGCCACTGCCCGCACCGGTCCCCATGAGTTCCCAGCCGGAGAAGTCCTCGGCAAAGAGCTTCGTGATGTCCTTGAGGTAGTAGGTCTTCTTCTCGTCCTGGACATAGACCTGCATACCCTCGTACACATAGACAGTGCTGCCGTCATAGCTCCAGCTCTCCTTCCTGATGAGGTCGGCCTTGGTCGGTCTGACTGACCTGCCGTCTATCGGTTTCTGCGCCCTCACATCGTAGTTCGCAGACGTCTTGATGTTTCCCTTGTCTATTGCCATTAGAACTTGATTTTAATCGTTATTTTCCCGCGTCCGGCACCTGTGTAGGTGTAAGTGTTATACGGCTGTGTCAGGCCGTTGATTGTCCTGTCTTCCTGCTTCACGGCAAAGGAACTGAGGTCAGACTTGATGAAGTTGCCTGAGGTCTCGTCCTTAACGAAGATCTCGGTGATCTCTCTCGGTGTCGAGATGACCTGCGCCGAGGTATCCGTCGGCTCCAGGGTGAATTCCGGCGTGGCCATGGATCCGGCCGGCAGAGTCCATCTGATCAGCTGCTGCTTGAGTGCGGTCCCTCCTGTCGCTCCGGCTGTGGTGGCGTACCATGGCAAGGTACCGAACACCTCTACCGCATTGGAGTCCACATATCCGGCCGGGAGTGGTGCATCATAGGCCTTGCCCTTGTTGTCGTAAGGCTGCGGACCTGCACCGTAATACGCGCGGAACCGGTAGGACGCTGCTCCCAGAGGCATGGTCTGCGGCAGAGTCTTGTCCGCCGGATCACCGTTGATGAATAGGAATGACTTGTCATAGACCAGCTCTCCGGCCCTGAGATTCTGAAGCTCTCCCACAAGCAGGATAGATCCTCTGTCCAGGCGCGAGCTGAAGTCATACAGAGACGGCGCGGCAGCACCGACTTCTCTCAGCTTCGAACCTGCAAGGGACAAGGCGGCCGATGGGCCGGTCAGCGCAGGAAAGACTGTCGGGAACAGTATGTCATCGAACAGCCGGCTGAATGTCTGTCCCTCAAGATCCGACACCCGGGTGCCCTGCGGCAGACCGCCGAAGGCATAAGGCATCTCAAGATCTTTGTCCATGATGGCCGAGACATACACGTCGGGGCCGCCTCCGAAGGCTACGGTGGACTGCAGATTGATATACGCGAGGGTCATGTTCTCATCGGATCCTTTTGAAGCCTTGTGCGAGCACTCGGTCAGCCTGAAGGCATTGCAGAAGTCTACGGTATGCATGTCGACATCGCCCTCATTCTCGCAGAGCTCGACCGAGTACCGGCCTGTATACTGCTGGTCTTTGCCGTGGAAGACCCATGACACGGTGTTGCCTGATACGGCGAAGTCCGTCACAGGCACACGTCCCATCGGGCCGATGAGGTACAGCGTGAGCTTCTTCCCCTCAAGGTCGTACGGAACAGACTCGTCCTCGTATATGCGCCAGGTGATACCGACGTCATTCTTTATGCGGATAATGTCTTCCATCGTTTACAGAAGTATGGAGAGGTTCAACGTACACTGGTCTCCGGCGGAGAAGCTGGTCTGCGGTATCCTGACCGTCATCAGCGATTCCCCGTCGATGGTGACTTCTGCAGGAAGAGTCTTCAGAGATCCTCCGATATTGGCTCCGGCCACACAGTACTTCGGAGCTGTCGCCGATACACTGAATGGCATATATGACTGATTGACCAGATATTCTGTCGTCAGAGACGACGTGAACTTTATCGACAGTTCCAGAAGGACGCTGGCTCCGATCCTGATGGCGCTGATAGAGGCTTCGCTGTAGTCTATCGGCAGAACGATCGCCCTCTTAGGAAATCTCATCCTTGATGAGAGAAGACTGTCGAGGGTCGGGAGATTCGTGCCGCTGATCGCCAAGGACTCCTCGGCATATCTCTCCTCGTAGCAGTCATGTACCTCGCCGTTCTTGAATGTACGCGAGCCGCTATAGGATGATACCACCTTGTAGCCGTACGATCCTATCATGGTGCCTTGATAAGCCTTGTAAGGCATGATCTCCCCGTCGAGGCAGATCACTCCGTCCTGCTCGGCTGTCGCTGTCTTGAGGATGCAGTTGGGCGTATCGCTTCCGGTCAGCGCCACGAGGAGCTGACGGAAGGCATTCTTCACCGAGTCCTGCATGAAGTCGATGTCACCCAGATATATCGGCTGTTGGCCCGGGAATGTCAAAAGTCTATTCATATGTCATGATTTTATATGCTGTTCCTGCGTATCTGTAATATTCCACCCATTGGCGTATGGTCGCCAGATTCCTCTCTGATGCAAGGCTCCGCGGGATCATCACCGCAAAGCCTCCTGCCAGCTTGTCGGGAGCTGTCGACGAGAGGTACAGTATGTCTCCTTCCGACTGATAGGAGGCGTATATGTTATCGGCGACCTCTCCGTAGTAGCTGAGGTACAGGTTGTCTGTCCTGTAGTCCGTGACGTATATCGTGCCCGCCTCGAATCCCAGCTTGTCGTTCAGGAACTTCTCCAGGTTGGCGGTGAGTCCGTTGCAGGCCAGCCGTCCCGTGACATCGTCCCGGTAGGCGGTGAACCTCTCCTGCAGCCAGCCGATTCCCTTCAGGAAGCAGCGGAAGAAGGCATATATGTCCTTCCGCCTCAGCACGGGAGGAAGCTGCTGCATCGTGAATTTATCGACGTCAAATCTCCAGTACATAGCTGATGGTGTTTCCGAGGTCGGCAGATCTGAACGAGCCTCCCTTCGATTGGTAGTTGTTTCCCGATATCTCCGTGTACGTGTCCGCGTCCGCCCTCTTGGCCATCACCTGTCCGAGCTGCAGGTCCACCACTCCCTCGGCAGCCTGCACGGCGTCAGTCAGTCTGGTCTTGTTGAAGGTGCCTCCGTAGGCGATACCTGCGAGGTAGGCGTTGACCGCTTCCTTCACCGGATGAACCGCAGGGTCGGCTATCAGTGAGCCGTCGGCGTTCATCAGCATAGGGTCGTACTGCACGGTCATCGAGATGGTGATGTCGTCCGGATCGGACGTGTATATGTCTGCGATTATGCCGGCCGGCTTGCGGCGTCCGACATACTCTGTGAATGCCGTTAGAACATCGTTCGAAAGGGCTGCCGGATGTCCTTCCGCATCCGCTCCCGCGACGAGGATGTATATGCCTCCTCCGAAGTCGCGGCAGGCTGCATATCTGATGATCCTCTTGGATTCGTCCACCTTCGGGTATTCGTACATGCATGTGGCCTCGTTCAGGACCAGTGCATCGCCATGCTGATATTCCAGGCATATCCTATGGTACCATGGGATGGTACCGACCACAGCTGTGGCCACCTTCCCGTCCACCTCCTTGCGGAAGATGTCGAAGATAGACTCCAGGACATAGGCGGCAGCCGCTACGATGTCAAAGAGGATGCTCTCCACTGACACCAGGCTGAACGCCGAGTCAAAGGTGTCGGTCTCCGAAAGCCCGTACTTCTCCCTCATGACAGGATCTGCCATGAACTGGTCAGTCATGCCTTTCTTGATTTCCTTGATCGTCCTTGCCATCGTATTATAGTTTTTCAGTGATTGCCGTGGCCGGCGTTATATTGTTTCTTGCGACATAATCCGACATGTAGCGGTCGTGGATCCTCTCCGGACACTCCAGCACCATCCCCGGCTGAAGGTCTTCCGTAGGGCCGATTCCGTTGGCCTCCATCAGATCCGCGAGACCTCTGATGTCGCCGTACACCTGTATCGCGATGTCCGACATGGTCTGTCGCTGCTGTACTTTCACTTTCATATGTATCTTAAAGCAATCTTGATGATGAGAAGAAGAAGGACCGCTGCCCCGACGGCCATCAGTGTCATCTGCCACCAGGGCAGTCCGTCCTTTTCTGTTGCCCTCATTTCTTTGTCCAGACCAAGGTCCTCTACACTTGCGGACACCGATGTGCTGTCAGTCTTTCCGGTGACATGCCCGACTTCCGAATGAATCGAGGTTGTAGTCTCCGTCACGCGGGTCTCTGACGTTACCCGCTCCTCCGAGACAATGTACTGATTGCCGGCAGTGTCCGGAGGACTCCATACTTTACGCTCAATCAGTAGGGTGTTTTCTGCCTTTATGTCCAGCATCTGCTCCAGCTGTTCGCGGACGATGCCTTCTATTTCTCTGGAGAGGTCCGTGCGGTCCTCGGTCACAGTCGTCACATCAGCCTGCATGTCCTGCGACATGATCCTTTTCTGCATGCCGCAGGATGTCAGGCCTAACAACAAAACTATGAAGATGGTTACCAGATGGTCTTTCATGTTATCTGAGTTCTGCGAGGCGGTTGAGCCAGCCTCTGTGATACTTCCTTTGTGACTCATCCCTTTCCACTATCCGGCGGATGAAGTCTTTTCTGGCGTCGTATACGAGTGATACGAACCTTTCCGGATCTATGTTGTTCGCTGCGCTGAGCGTGAGCGGTCCGACTATGCCGTCGTCAGGGACGCAGAGGATACGCTGCGGGATGACTATTCCCCATTTTCCTGAGCACCAGGTCCAGTCGACTAGGATATCCGCAACTCTCTGCGACTTCAGCCGGTCAGCCTGCCATCGGTCCCAGTAGTGAGGCTTCAGGACCCTGTCGCGCACCTCCTCGGGAGTCAGCAGCTTGAGATCTTCGACGTCGATGTCTCCGTCTCCGTCCTTGTCGTACCCGACCGACCGCCATGTCTTCAGCGTCACGCCCATGTTGGTCGCTCCGCCCTTGTCGGAGGGATCATTGGCGAAACCGCCTTCCCACCGGAGGATAAACGGCAGCAGTCTGTCCACGTCAGCCATTGTCCCGGTCCTCCTTCTTCAGCGCATCAGTCACCTCGGACTCCTTCTCCTTGAACCTCTCCATGTATGGAAGCTTCTTGATGATCTCGAAGCTAAGGACGTAATACATGAACTTGAGGGTCTTGGAATCCGGGAACAGCTTGGCGCAGTTCCTCAGTATGTTGGTGCCGTAGAAGTACAGAATCGCATACACTATCACGGTACTGCACTGTATCGCTCCCGCAAGGTTAAGCAGCTTGTCTCCGATGACGTAGACCGCCATGATGATCACGTAGAAGACCATCGTCTCGAAGAGGCAGTGGAAGAACTTCTTCAGGTCGAAGCTCTTGCTGTCCGTCACCACATCGGCTATGATGCCGGCGATGCAGTTCAGAAGGAAGATGATGAACACAGCGAATATCAGGTTCGCTATGGGCGCAAAGAATGCGAGGATGGCACATAAGGCCGTCACCATTGCCGACTTGAGCGGCGTAAACAGATTTTCCATATCGTCAGTATTTTGAGTTGATCGTTATTCCCAAACTTCCGACAGCCACCGATTCTACTGTCTGTCCGTCCATCTCCAGCTGCTCCCTGATCTCCCTCTGGAGTCCCGTCATGTCATGGTCCAGAAGGTAGTCCATCATCCCCACACCCACGGACGGGTTGCTCTTGAGCTCGCCCTTGCCGAGGCTCAGGATCATCGCCTGGTTCTGGTTCAGGATGTCCCCGACCACCAGGCCCGATGCGATCCTGCCGTCTTCGTCCCTCACGACCTTCACGTCGAGGTCGTATTCTGTCATCTGTATCCCTTTCATGTCAGTGCGTGATCTTGATGTCCTCGAAGTCGTTCCTGTCCAGCTTCGCTGCCCGGACCGTCACTTCCGGCACCAGCACGGGAGCTGTATTGGCACCTGAAGGCGTGATCACCATGCCGGGCTGCACGGTGTGCGTATGCCTGTTGAACGCATCGACAAGGGCGTTGATCTTGTCGGTGAGTTCCTGGATCTTCACCAGTCCGCCGAGATGTCCTCCGTTGACGGTGATGCTCTCCACCTCGTCGACCTGCAGCACCACCAGCTGGTTGATGTCTCCGCTGAGCGATCCCAGGGTGACGGCGCTTCCGATCTTCGGTACCGTCAGGATCTGCCTCTCCCTTCCGGTCAGTGAGGCCCTCAGCCTGATGCCTTCTATCTGTGCGTCTCCGATCTCCACGGTGCATGTGAGTCCGTCGACCGCGGTGACGATGCCCTGCGTTAGCCATATGGAGGCCGGCGTGATGCCCTTGAGGTTGCGTACGAGTCTTGCTTCCGGTGTCATGTCAGTCTGAATCCGAGCTCTATCTCTCTCGTGCCGCCTGAGCTGCCGAACTCGGTCTTGACAGCCCGCACGTAATATCTTCCATCCTTGTAGTCATAGTCGGCGTCATGCAGCTGGGCGCAGTCGCCCGGGATGACGTGCGGCACCAGCCAGGTGGTGATGGTGCCGTCGTAGCCGTCGAAGGTGAGCCTCTTGTGCTCCGACTCTCCCCGGAGCTTCATCGACGCATCATCGGACGTGGCGCACTTGACGGTGACCTTGTCTCCTCCCGTGCTGCCGTACTGCCTCTCCTTCACCTTCCCGTCCGGCATCACGGCCTTGACGACCACCTGCACGCGCCTCTCGTCTGCCCGCCTGTAGCTGAGGTCGCACTTCTGCACGTTGCGGGAGAAGTCATAGATGACGTCCTTGCCGAGCTTCTCTCCGGGCGCATGCACGTGAAGGGTGCTGCCCTGGATGTATATGTCGGCCCCGCTTTCCTCCTGCACCTTCTTCAGCACGTCATAGCCGGTCGCGTTGTTGACGGTGAACTTCTCATACGTCCAGCTGTAGCTGCAGTCGACGGTGTAGCCACCTCCGATGCCTGCCACGACCTGACGCAGAAGGGCTGCCAGCGAGACCGCCTTGTACTGGCGGTTCTTGAGCGCCACCCTGAACTTGAACAGGTCGTCCTCGCATTCGAGGGTGATCGTCCCGCTGTCGGTACCGACCCTCTGGACCCAGCCCCGGAACTCCTCGACCATGCCGGTCTCCTCATATCCCAGGGAGATGATCACACGGTCGCCTCTGTGGATCTTCGACTCCACGTCCAGTGCGGTGTTGTACTCGGCCGCAGGAAGGGTGATGACGGCCGTGTCGGCCAGCAGCTCCACCGACCTGCTGATCTCGACCTTTTCGAGCATCCCGAGCCTGTACTGGCCCACCTGTATGTCATATCTCATCGTCAGCATGTCACTGTATCTTCAGGTCTTCCTGCCTTAGCAGCAGCTTGTATATGTCATCGCTCACGGCGCCTATGGTATATGCCTGGTTGTTGGGTCCGGACGTGAACGGGAAGTCAAAGCTCTCTATCACTATCCTGTCGATCGAGAAGAGTTCCAGCAGCGGGCTCATCACCTGGACCTTTGCAGCCTCGCAGAGTCTTCTGAGGGTCTTCACATCCTCGTCGGGATATCCTCCCGACTGGTCGGTAAGGATGCCGTTGATGCTTATCTGATAGTCATCCTGCGACCATCTCTCCTTGATGGTTCCTCTGACCCTTCCCTTGGCCACCTGCTTCTTTGCGATCACGTTCTTGCCGTTCACGGTCACTATGGGCTCGTACGGCAGGAGCCACCATTCCTCTCCTTCCAGACGCATCCACAGAGGACAGTGCATCGGCACCCCGGTGGCGTTGACCGCAGCTGTCTCAAGCTGCTGCCGATTCATCTCCGGAAGGCTGAATCCCTCGCCGTCGGCCGTCTGCACGGCAGACTGCAGGAACTCGAAGAAAGGAGGGTACTTGTACTGTGTCATCGCGCTGCACTGGTTGCGGCCTCAAGAGACCTGTTGATAGCCTCAAGGACCTTCCTTGAGATTGTGTTCATGTCCATGTCCTCTGCCGGGAAGACGTTGATGTCCTCCCAGAACTTCCCGATATTGAGTGTGATCGAGGTGTTCCTGGTTCCTCCCGCGGTGATCTCTCCCGCCATCTGTGTCTCCGTCGCCCCGGCTCCGGCAGCTGCTGCAGCCGGTGTGTTCTCATCCACTCCCGCAGCACCCTTCGGTTTGCCGATGGCAGCCCTTGCCGCTTCGAGGTTGTTCCTGTAGGTGTCTCCCATCCCGGTGATGAGGCCGCGGGTCGCCGTCATCGACTGCCTTCTCCTCTCGACTCCGGACAGCAGGACTCCGGCCGACTTGGCGCTCTCCCATGCTCCCGAGAAGTCACCCTTGAACAGCTTGAAGAGAGCCTCTCCGACCTTGCCCAGCCCCTGCACGAGGTTCTGGAGCCTTGCCACGAGACTGTCCTTGATGATCTTCGCGAAGCCCTTGACGGTGTCCCATACGGTCAGTATGACGGCCCGGAAGCCGGCGAACTTCTTCCAGCAGACCGCCAGGGCTGCTGTAAGGCCCACCACTCCGGCGATGATGAGTCCGATCGGGTTGGCGGTTAGCGCCGCGTTCCACAGCCACTGCGCCTTCTCCACCATCAGCAGGATGCCGTAGTGGGCCAGCTGCAGGATGTTCCATCCCTTGAGGACGCTCGTGTTGATCACCGCCACTGCCGTGTACGCCGCGAAGGCGGCCGTCAGTCCGGCCACGGCCGGAAGACAGGTCTGTATGACGCCGTAGAAGGCCGTGAACACGTTGGTGGTAGCCTGTATCGCCGGGACGATGACATTGTCAAACACGGCAGCTATGGAGTCGAACAGAGGCACCAGCACGGGGCTCAGGATGTTGTACATCTCCAGGATTGAGCGGGACACCGATCCCTTCATCCTCTCGAATGCTCCGGCCGAGGTCTCCGCCAGCTTCTCGGTCATCCGGTAATAACGCCCGCCCTCGGAGGTCGCGCGTATCAGCGCCTGTCTCACCATGTCCATGGTGATGGTGCCGTCACTCAGCTCCTTGCTCAGGACGGCCATGCTCTTGCCGGTCATCTGAGAGATCTCGATCAGCGGGTTGTATCCCACGTTGATCAGCTGCTTCCAGTCCTGTGTCTGAAGCTTGCCGAGCGAGTTGATCTGACCGAAGACCGTCGCCAGCGTGGACAGCTTGTTCTTGTCTCCCGCGGCCACGTCTCCGAGCCTCTTGAGGTCGTCAACCACCTTCTCGACAGGTATCTGATAATTCAGCATGGCGTTGCCGGCGGCCTGGATGTCCTTGCGGTCCCAGATGGTGTCGTCTGCATAACGGTTCATCTCCGCCAGAGCCTTGGCGCCCTTCTCCTGCGAGCCTGCCAGGAGGTTGAACGATACGGCCGTCTTCTCGGCCTCCATTCCCATCTTGGCCACAGCTGCGGTACCTGCAGCCAGAAGGACCATCGGCTGCATGAAGAACTCGGCGCCCGGCAGAGAGTCAAGGGCGAGCCTGAGCTTGCCGCCTATGGTCATGGCAAGCTTGTTGGCCGCCACGTCCGTCTGATAGATCTTCTTCTGGAGGGAGTCTACCTTGGTCGTGACAAGCTTGTCGCCCTTGGCCGCTATGTCGATGACAAACTGGAGGATGTTCATTTTCCTGATTCTCTTTTACGGATGTCTGCTAACTGGGCTATCGTCGTAGCCCACTGCTGGTCTGACAGGTTGTCCGGGTCCATGTGCAGATAGTACCGGATCATCGTGTTGTAGTAACCGATGAAATCCGCTTCCACCGACCCGTCAGCCAGCTCTAGAGCTTTTTTATCTCACCGGTCTTGGCTTCTGAGAGCGCCTCGATGAGCGGAGACGCTCCGAGGAAGTATTCGTCCCTTTCGATGATCTCCCTGTCTCCTCCGAGCCAGCAGGAGTTCATGAGGACATCGCTGTACTTCACAGCGTCCTTCATCTGATTGCTGGCTACCGCCGCATATGACAGTTCCTGTCTTGTGGGCTTGCGGAAATATCCCCTGAAGTCATCCACCTCATAGACGATGATGTCGGTGACTCCGTGTTTCTTCTTCCATTCCTGGATCTGGTCTTTCGTTGCTTCAAACATTGTTCTGCTGTCGTTAGAATGTCATTATAACGCCCCCGGACACCCGCCCGGAGGCGCGGATCTTACTTGTAGTCGCGGATGACGTCGAGCATCACCACCGGGAGCTCGATCTCCATGAACTTGTCGTTCTGGTTGAGCCCCTTCGGCACCTCGGTGACCTCGCAGCCCTTCAGGAGGTCAGTACTGATGGAGTCGCCCTTGGAAGGGTTTCCATACGATACGACCACATTGAACTGCGCGTCAAGGATGTCACCCCCTGCCGCCTTCTCCAGAGCCTCAAGCTCGCTCTGAAGGAGCCTGATGCTGCCGGCGTAGCTCTTGTTGCCACGCTGGATGGAGTGAGGCTTGTTGCCCTTGCCGTAAAGAGCCTCCTTCTCCTGAGAAGAAGTGTACGAGACGCCTCGCATGCCCGTCACCATCCGGCCGGCCACGACGACGCTGGTGTCAGACCATTCGTATTCTCTTGTATTGAACTGCATGTCGCTCCTCCTTATGCTTTATTGGTTAGGAATCCCAGCCTTGCCTCGATCTCGCGGGCGTAGCCGAACGGACGCACCTTGACAGTGACGTTCACCTTGCCGGTCGCGAGCACGTTCTGCGATGCGTCGATGACGCAGCGGCATCCGCTTCCGTCCACTGCGGAGAGCTCGCCCTTGGATGTCATCTGAGCATCCACGGCCGACTCGACCGCCGACTGCCAGCTCTTGATCACGCCCGGCAGCATGGTGCCGTCCTCGTTCACCTCCACCTCCATCACGAGGAAGTCAAGAAGGGTGTCGTATGCGATCCTCGCCACCTTGTCGATGGTGCGGCGGGCCGTCAGATGCGCATAGTCGTCCGTAGGCGCGCAGCACATAGGGTCGTCTGCATAGTAGTAGCCCTGACGGCCGATATGGATGCGCGGCACGATGTAGCCCTTGTCGTGGATGGCGCGCACGGTGTCCATGTCCGCATCCACCAGGCTGTCGCCCAGGTACATCGCATCTGCGCCGAGCCTTCCGGTCAGCACGGCCCCGATGTTCCTCTGGATGGACAGGGACGCCACCTTGCCCGCAAGAAGGCCTATGGCTGCGTCATCGCTCCCTTCCTTGGTGTCTCCGACCACGATGGCGACGCGGTTGTAGTCCTTCTGCGTCATGTCCGGCAGGTTGGCCGCCGACTCGAACGAACGGCCCTCCAGGATGACGAAGACCGGAGCGTAGAGAGCTTCCGCACAGTGCTCGGCTGAAGCCTGGGCAAGCGGAGCTGCAGCGGTCACGTCACTGGAGATGCCGACGGTCACCTCGCTCACGGCTGTGCTTGCGAGCACCACGCCGCGCACCTCGCCCCTGAGGGACTCGACCAGCTTCACGAGCTTGCCGGTGTCCTTGGTGCAGAAGTCCTCCATGGTGGTGGCGGCAGAGTAGCCGACGATGTACAGAGGCGTACCCTCCGGAGCCTCCTTGTAGAAGTCATCCACAAGCTCCACCAGACGTGCGTTGTTGTCAGCTGTGATCCCGAGGTCGTCAAGGCTCGACGGGCCGTATATCTTGCACGGCTTGCCTTCGGCGAACGTCGTGGCCACCGGAGTGGCTCCGAGAAGCACCAGGGCAAGAAGACCGTCCTGAGATTCAGGCACGGTGCCCAGAAGACCATTCAGATATTTGATTGTTACTTTTGGTAGCATACTATTCGGTTTTAATGGGTCCCGCCCGAGTGACGGGACCCGTTATAGGTTAGGCTGCTGCTGCTGCGTCCTGGCGGATTACCCACACTCCCTTCTTGTCGGTGCGGCGTCTAGCACCACCGGCATTCACGAGGAAGCTGTATGCGTCACCGTAGTAACCTGGGTCACCCTCGCTGGCGAACATCTTGACCTCGCCCCTCGAACGGCTGACTGCGCCCTCGTACCACGCGAGTCCGCCGGCGTTGTCGGTCGCCGCGCCAGCGGCAGTCTTGGCCTTGAGTGTGCCGTCAGCTGCGTAGCGGAGCACTGACGAGCGCATCATCACGTTGAACGATGCGAACTGTCCGAGGATACCTCTCTTGAGGTCTGCGCAAGCCTGGTATGCGGCCATCTCGTTGTTGCTGAGGCTGGTGATGAGCTCCTGATACATATGGGCATCAAGGAGGAGGTAACGGCCCTCCTGCGGGATGTCCTCTGCGTTGAACTCAGCCATAAGCGAGAGGAGGTCGTCCTTGGTCAACGCCTTTCTTGTGCCTGTCGCAGATGCGGTGTGTGCCTTGACGGCTGCACCGGTTGTGGTGATGACCTTGGTGACACCGCCAGCCCAAGCCGAGAGAATGTATTCTCCGACGTGGTTCACAAGGTTCGCACGGTCCTCGCGGAGCACGCTTTCTCTCTTTGAGTATGAGAGCTGGAGTTCCTCAGTGAACTGGATGACCACCGGGTCAGTGGTGAACTCGTGGAGGTTGTAGGTCACCTCGTTGTCAGTCCTCTTCTTGTAGGCTGCAGGGAGCTGCGATCTGTCCATCTGGACAGCTGACGCAGAGCCCGCATTCGGGATGTGTACTGTCTTGTTAGACACGTACTGGTCGTCGTTCACGGCCTTGCTCATAAACGACTCTTCCGGCCAGAGGCCGTCGACAATGGATTTAATCCATACTTCTTTCTGTAGTGCCATATTGTCTACTTGTTGAATGTTTCGTTGAACTTCGCCTCATAGAGGTCAGGGTAGTTGTTCTTGAGCTCCGCAAGACGCTCAGCCCTGTCGATCTCGTCCCATGACATAGCCTCAAGCTGTGCACGCACCGACGGTGACTGTGCCTTGCCTCCGATGAAGCTGCTGATGCGTCCCGCAGCCTTCGGCATGGCGTCGATGACTGCCTTGACACCCGGCTCGTCGTGTTCCATGAGGGCGAGGAACTGCGCCTTCTGCGACTCCTGGATACGGCCTTCTGTCACGGCCTGGTCGAGATAGGCGTTGCGGGCCTGCGCGGTCGCCTGCTTCCTTTCGTTTTCAAGTGTCTCCACTCTTGCCTCCAGAGCTGGTACCTTAGCGGCTTCATTCTCCAGCTTGGCAACGGCTGCCAGCGCCTGCTCTTCAGTCGCGGCATCCTTGAATGAGGAAAGTTTCCTCAGTTCTTCCATAAATACCATATTATTGTCTGTTTGTGGCTGTGAATTCAGCCGGTTAGTAAATTCATAGATCGCCTCTGCGGTGGATCCCTCGGCAGGGGCCTTGCCGTCCTTGCGGTCGTAGATCCCGTCGGCCAGCTTCAGGTCAAGGGCCTCCTGGGCGGTCAGCCAGTGGTCGGAGCCGTCGAACCATCGCGCACGCACCTCGTCCGCTTCAAGACCGGCACGCTCGGCGACGATACCCACCAGCGTCTCCGTGAGGGAATCGATCTGGTCGGCATAGGCCCGGATGTAGCTCGAAGAGCCATGGACACCTCCGGACACTGCATGAAGCATCATCCGACTGAATCTGGACATGTGAAGAGGACGGCCGCACAGGGCGATCACGGCTGCCATGCTGGCTGCCACGCCGTCGATGTAGATGTTGATGTCCGCCTCGGATTCACGGATGGCATTGAAGATCGCAAGACCAGCATACACCTCGCCGCCCATGCTGTTGATGCGCACGTCGATGTTCTTATATCTTGAGCTCAGCTCCCTGATCTCCGCCACTACGGCGGCACTGTCGACCTTCTCCTCGGTTCCGATATAACCGTACAGGAGAATGCCGACGGCATCCTCTTGCTTCTCCGGCAATATCACATTGAAAAAACCTTCCTTCATTGCAAACTTATTTTGCACAAATTTGCAACGTCAAAAGGATTCAACAAAATTGTAATTTACTGAACATCAAACCTTTATACCAACATCGCCAAACCGATTCGCATTCATTAATTATATATTTTCCAAATTATGAGAGACTTCCCAACTTTGCTGAAAACGCATATATATGGGAACATTGACTACTGAACAGAAGAAGAGCCTGGCAAAGGAGCTTTACATACAGGGCACCTACACCTACGCCGAGATCGCGGAAAAGGTGGGCAGTACCCGTCAGACGATATCCAAGTGGGCTGAGGCCGGCAAATGGGACGAGCTGAAAACCTATGCGACTGCAGGAAAAGACCGCATTCTGAAGAACATTTATCTGAGAATAGAGCAGCTGACCCAGAAGACCCTGGACTGGGAAAGAATCGTGAAAGAGCACAATGGCAACGTCCCAGCTGCGCTTATGATAATGGCACCAAGCAAAGGCCAGGCAGATGAGATAATCAAGTTGTCGGCTGCAGCAAAGAAGCTGGAGAGTGAAATGAATATTGCCGGACTTGTAGATGCGGGCATCGGGTTCTGCAACTTCATGCGCACCATAGACCTCGACGAAGCCAAGAAGATAGCCAAGTACTGGGACATGTTCCTCACCGACCAGATGAAGTGATATGACAGCAGAAGAGAGAAAAAAGAAGCAGGAATGGGATGATTATCTCAAGGACATAGCCAATGCCACACCCGTCGAGGTTGACCTGTCAGAGGCCGAGAAGGCCAAGAAGAAGGCCTATCTCGAAAAGCATCCTATAGAATGGATCAAGTACTTCTTCCCGAACTATGCGAAGTATGAGTTTGCCAAGTTCCAGGTCAAGGCCATCAACAGACTCATCAATAACGACGACTGGTTCGAGGTGCTCAGCTGGAGCCGTGAGCTCGCCAAGTCCACCATCGTGATGTTCGTGGTCTTGTACAGGGTGCTGACCGGTCGCAATCACAATGTCATCCTGGCATCCGCAACCCAAGACGCAGCCATCCGTCTCTTGAGGCCTTACAAGGCCAACCTTGAGGCAAACGGAAGACTCCGCGCCTTCTATGGTGAGCTGGTGGGCAAGCATACGTGGACCGACTCTGAGTTCGTCCTGAGCACCGGAGCGTCATTCCTCGGCATCGGTGCCGGCAACGCACCCCGTGGATCCAGAGCGGAAGCCGTCCGTCCGGACATCCTTCTGCTCGACGACTTCGACACCGATGCGGACTGCCGCAACAAGACCATCCTCGACAAGAAGTGGGAATGGTGGGAGGAGGCCTTCTATCCGACCAAGTCAGTGTCTGAACCGACCCTCATCATCTTCTGCGGCAACCTCATCGCGAAAGATACCTGCGTAGCCAGAGCCGGAGCCAAGGCTGACCACCACGATATCATCAACATCGTCGACAAGGACGGCAACAGCGTGTGGCCGGAAAAGAACAAGCCCGAGCATATAGCGCGCATCCGCAGGCAGATCTCCACCAAGGCGTTCCAGCAGGAGTACATGAACAACCCCGTGTCCGAGGGCAAGATCTTCAAGAACCTACCGCTCGGCAAGGTACCGCCACTGAAGAAGTTCAGGTTCATCGTCGTGTACGGTGACCCGGCCTACTCCAACAGCAAGGCCGACAAGAAGAACTCCACCAAGGCCGTGACGGCAATGGGATTCCTGAAGGGAACCTACTACATCCTGAAGGCGTTCTGCGCCCACGCCAGCAACGACGAGTACATCGAGTGGTTCTACACCCTCAAGAGCATCCTCGGCGACAGTGTGCCGGTCTACTTCATTCAGGAGAACAACACCCTGCAGAACCCATTCTTCGAACAGGTCTTTATGCCGATGGTTCGCGAGAAGAACGCCCTCAAGGGAGAGAACCTGTACATCCGCGGAGACGACCGCAAGAAGGGCGACAAGGCGACCCGTATCGAGGCGAACCTTGAACCGGTGGACCGAGAGGGCCGTCTGGTGTTCAACGAGGACGAGAAGGACAACCCGCATATGATGGAGCTGATGGACCAGTTCAAGATGTTCGAGCTGCACCTGCCGTACTGCGCCGACGGTCCCGACTGCGTCGAGGGAGGCAAGTACACCATCGACCAGAAGATGCGAGAGGTCTCTGCAACCGTCGACACCGTCAAGGTGGATGATCTGATTGACAAACGTAACAGAATGTAATATGAGCACATTTATCCAGCTGCCGGACTACGACAGCACAATACACAGGGACATACTGGACTCCCTGCTCAGAGGCGAGGCCAATGACGGCAGCCGCATCATCGAGGACTGCGAGATGCAGGCCATCGCCGAAATGAAGTCCTATCTCAACAAGGCTTATGACGTCGAGAAGATCTTCACGGCGCAAGGCACGGCAAGACACCCGCTCGTGCTGATGTACGCCAAGGACATCGCCGTCTATCACCTCTCCTGCATACATAACCCCTACAAGATGTCGCAGGTGCGCAAGGACCGCTACGAGAGGGCCGTGGACTGGCTCAAGGGCGTCGCTGCAGGGCTCCTGACCATCGACGGGGCGCCTAGGCTGCCCGAGGAAGAGGCTGCGGACAAGAGCCCGTGGCAGATTGAGAACAACGAGTTCCGCACGACACATTTCTAACAGACTTCAAACACTATTCGAACATGGCAAAAAAAGGAAGACCGGCGACCAACAGAAGGATACAGGCCGGAGGATTCGCACAGATCTCACCAGAGAGACAGAGACTTGACATACTGCTCCAGGCACCGGAGCTCTTTCACTTCGACATAGCGAAGTATATGAGCTCGCTGAGCAGTGCTACGGCGATAGATATGTACAACAGAGCAAGACTCTACGATATGTATCAGTCAGCCTTCCTCACTGACCCTCACCTCATCGGCATCAAGCGCAAGAGGCTCGTGGGAGCCTGCCGCACGCCTATCGAGTTCGTGCGCAACAACAAGCCGGACGAAGAGGTCAACGCGGTGCTGAAACAATCGTGGTTCAGACGATTCAGAAAGGACGTCGTTGAATCGGAGCTCTGGGGCTTCTCACTGCTGCAGTTCTACCGCGACAGCGACGGATCCATCAACTATGACAGCATCCCTCGCAAGCACTATGACCCTGTCAAGCAGGTGGTGCTCCGCTACCAGTCGGACGTGGACGGCGAGCCGGTGGACAGCTTCAGCAACACCCTTGTCGTAGGCGATGACCCTCGCGGCGTCGGCCTGATGTCTGCCATTATGCCTTACGTCCTGTACAAGCGCGGAAATATGGGAGACTGGGCGCAGTTCTGCCAGATCTTCGGTATGCCTATCCGTGAATACACCTACGACGCCGGAGACGAGGAAGCCCGCAAGAGACTCATCGAGGACGCACGCAGGCAGGGCGCCAATGCAGTCTATATCCACCCGAAGGAAAGCGCCCTGAACATCATAGAATCGGGCAACAAGACAGGATCATCAGACCTGTACAAGGACTTCACCGCCGAGTGCGACTCTCAGATGTCCATCGCTATGCTCGGCAACACCCTCACCACAGATGCCAAGGCAACCGGCACACAGGCGCTCGGTACCGTCCATCAGGAGGAGGAAGACGAGATTAAGGAGGAGGACGAGGCACTCATCCTCGCCGTGCTCAACGGCTCGCAGATGCTCAAGATCCTGCAGACCCTGGGACTCAATGTCGAGGGCGGAGAGTTCCGCTTCATCGAAGCCAGGAACATTGACAAGACCGTCCAACTCAATGCGGTGACACAGCTGCACGAGAAGCTCGGCCTGCCTATCGATGACGACTACCTGTACGACACCTTCGACATCGACAAGCCGGAGAACTACGACCAGCTCAAGGCCGAAGCACTCAAGAAAGAGGAGGAGAGACGGAAGCAGCAGGACGCCATGATGCAGAAGCTGCAGAAGGGAGGCAACGAGAAGAAGCCGAAGATGCCGGAGCTCAAGAACGAGGTCGAGGTCTCATTCTGGGACAAGGTCAGGGGTTTTTTCTCGGAAGCCCCGCAGGACGGGGCAGGCTTTCCGTTCTGATCAATGACCTGTACTACGGCCACACCTGTGACTGTTGCGGAGGATTCGAGAACGCGACAAGGCAGAAGATACAGTTCGATGCCAAGGCACTGGCTGAAGGACTCCGGGCCATCTACAAAGGGCTGAACGTCCGCGACGAGATAGAAGACCACATTTTCAGGGAGACTCTCCGTCTGTTCAACGAGGCAGCTGCCAAGGGATTCACAGACTCAGACTGGCCGGATGTGCCGGATGAGTTTGTCAATCAGATCCGCACCAACAATGCAATCTGGTCAGCATTCCGAGTGCATAGGATGCAGAACGACATTGCCTCTAAGCTGCTCGATGAAAACGGTCAGCTCAAGAAGTTTGACAGGTGGGTAGAGGATATCAAGGGTATGACCAACCACTATGTCGGTCCTTGGCTCCGGACGGAATACAACACAGCCGTACTCCGAGCTCACCAGGCAGCCGACTGGAAGCACTTCGAGGCAGAAGCAGACATCTTCCCGAATGTCCGCTGGATGCCGACCACATCCCCGCAGCAGGATCCTCTCCACCGTCAGTACTGGGAGAAGAAACTGACCCTGCCTGTGAACCATCCGTTCTGGGAGCAGCACCGCCCGGGCGACAGGTGGAACTGCAAATGTACCCTCCAGCAGACAGATGACCCCGTCAATGACGAAGTGATCCGCGACTTCTATCCGGTACCGCAGCAGAAGGGACTTGATAACAACCCTGCCGATGACGGCAAGCTTTTCTCTGATAGCCACCCATATATAACAAAGTCATATGCAGGGGCGCAGGCTGCAGTAGGAGCTAAGTTGGATATTCCATTTGACCGTGAATTTGCTACGGTTGATGAAGCATTTGACTTTATCAAAGAGTATATTGCTGAGGAAGTGACTTTGACTATTAAAAAGTCGCAACTAAAAAACCTCACGCCTATTCTTAATCAGGTAGCAAACCGAATGAGGGAATTTGGTATTCCAAAGTTCAAAAACTTCGGCAAGCCTGCTAATAAAAATGCCTACGCATCATGGGATAGCACTACAAACTCATTAAATATTGGTCAGAAGCTTTTGAACAATCCATCAGGCTTATGGAAGATAGAAATGGCATGGCGTAAGCGAGGAGTTATATACTCGCCTGTTGCCTCAGAAGATGACGTAATACGGTATGTTATCGATCATGAGCTTGGACATAAATTAATGTATCAGTACAACATGAAAAGTGATGCCATGAGAGTTCAAGGCATTACAGGTGTAACTCGGAATGGATTCAACGAACTTTATGACGTGCTTGGCTACTATGCTACAAAAGATGTTGACGAATTCTTTGCAGAGGCATTTGCATGTTACTACGGGCCCAATCGCAACAAGATGGTTGAAACCAAGAAGATGATCGAGCGATTAATTGCAAAAGCAAAGCCTAATGTTCAGAAGGTAAGTGAAATGAGAGTAAGGACAGAAAAAGTTCTTCGCTCGACCACGAGAGATATGATCGATATGGTCTTAGATAATGTGCATCGTCACAAGCCAATCAATGCTTCAGCAGACTTAGGGCAAATAGATAAACCAGTTGTAGCGTTCTTAAAGAAACGAGATATACAACCCTCTACAGATCGACTGATTGTTTCTGATGTTGGGATGCAACATGCATTAAGAGCTACAAAAGCAGCAAAGGGGATAGGAATGCCTGAAACTGACCTTGTAGAAGCATTGTCTAACCTTGCTAAATGTGACGTGTATTTTGACGATGACAAGAAAAACATATGGTATGTCTGGAATACACCGCAACAATCATATAAGCTTGTGTTTGACTTTGATGAAAAGATTAAAGTGGATAGAATCAAGCTTAAAGTTAATCAACTTACAACAGCCGGGAAAGTCAATGCTTCTGATTTGAAGATGAAAAACATTATAAAAATAAGATAGCCCTTAAACAAGAGGAGTCCAACCTCTCATATAAGGGCTTGCGCTCTTCCGACTCGCGATTGTCAGCATCTATTTAAGGGCTATCTTGACTGCAAATATAGATATATTTTTAAATATAACAACATATTACGAAAAATATGCCAGCACCAGATATACAGAAAGAAGTCGAGAAGGCCGTCAAGGAACTGATCAGGCTGAAGGACCGGGTCCTGCCGGTCAAGGTAGGTCGTGCGGTGCGTGACAGTGTGCGGCAGAACTTCAGACAGGGCGGGTTCTACGGCCGGCCATGGAAGGTGCCGATGCGAACTGAGCTCGGTTTCAGCGGACCAGGTTATGGCCCGATGCTTTCCGGCACAAATCACCTAATGATGTCCACAGACTATGTGCCGGAGCCAGGCAGAGTGACCATACAGAACACGCTCGTGTACGCTCAGATCCACAACGACGGCGGAGAGATCACCGTCACGAAAAGGATGAAGAAGTACTTCTGGAGCCAATACTACAAGCGCGGACTCGTCGGAGGAATGTACAGCCAAGCCAAGGGCAAGAAGAACCAGCAGAAGGCAGACACCTTCAACAAGGAAGCCGACTTCTGGCGCAATATGGCACTCAAGAAGGTAGGCAGCAAGATCAAGATACCGAAGCGACAATTCCTCGGTGAACACCCGGAAGTCGACAGGATAGTCACGGACATCATCAATCAGGAACTACTTAATTTTGCACAGAATCATGGAAGCTTTACTCGAAGATCTCATTAGGCACATCAGCCAGAACATGCCGGAGCTTCAGGTCGTGGATGAGGACTACGGCCAGCTTGAGGCGTTGGAACAGGAGAGCCAGAACCAGTACCCGCTGACCTTTCCTGCAGTACTCATCGATGCGTCATCAGTCGAATGGTCCAACACCTCAGGACTCAATCAGAAGGGCGCGGCCACCGTCAAGGTGCGTCTGGTCATAGACTGTTACGACGACACTCACGGATCGTCCGGAACGACGCATTTAATTGCCCGTAGAGAGGAGAAGAGGCGCCAGCTGCACAAACTCCTTCAGGGATATAGAATCGCCGAAGAATCGGCCCTTATGCGTACAAAGTCGCGCTTCTACACGGCAGTCCACGGCATCAAGGTCTACGAATCCACCTATACGTGCACAGTGACCGAGATGATCGAGCCGGAGACAGTCACAACCCAGGCAAGACCGAAGATCGGCTTCAAACTGATGAAATAAAAAAGTGCGGCAGAAACCTGTCGCACTTTTTCGTCATTCAGACGTCTCTCACTGTGGTATATATTTATCAACATTCAGCATTCTAACATAATCTGATGGAGCATACATGGTAAATACGGCATCTCCTATTATGATTGAAGCCTTGTCGTTATTGTAGTTTTCCTGAACAAAATTACGAGCTTTTGATTGATCTGCAGAATCATATATGATTGTAGCAATTTTTTCCGCAAAATATTTCCCCTGACTAATTGAGGCATAACCAGGTTCTACCATTATGTTCAAACGCATACTTTGAGCCTTATTGGCTGCTTTCGGTGAATAGATTGTAACGGTATGCGTTATACCATAATCTTCCCTTGTGCATGTCCATAAATTACCGGCCTGTACATCGAAATCTTTTTTCACTGTAAATCCCCATTCTTTCAGGTTCATATAGGTGGTGACAGGTTCAAAGCCTTCAATGTAGTACTCCGGTATCTCAACCTTTTCACCTGCATCGCTACTCTCTCCGCTCGGTATTAAACACAAAATTAGGAGAATTGCAAGAATCCCAAATGTAAATCCTAAAAGTCTCTTACGAGCCTTAGGATTCAAATCTGCAACAGTTTTAGCTTCCGTCAATTTCATAGCATTTGTTTTTAAAGTTTGTTCAAAATTATAAAGAATATTGTTAGAACCAACCTTTTTTAAAATAGTTTTATATCAGCATTTGATTCACAATTACATAAGTTCTATCTCTTTCTCGATTTCATTAAGCCTATCATAAAGAGCCTTGTTAAAGAGCTCGATCATTCTCTTACTCGTAATTTCATGTTGTTCATTCTTCGCAAGGCTGCATACAAATGTAGTTCTGACACCAACTGCTAAATTAATGTCTGCAGTGTCGGCTATTATTTTCTGCATCTTGTGAATAGCCTCCATTTCATTATGTAAGCACGCCACTCGTGCAACATTTGCCAAATTCATATATACCTCCTGTTAGTATCTCTTGGGGATCGCGTTAAAATCCTGCAACGATATCTCCCCTCTATTCAACTGTATCAATAACTGTCTCCCGTGTGCCACTCCTTCGGCAAAGTATCTTTGCTTTTCCTTTGCCACCTCCTCCGCAGCCTTCTTTGGTAGCTCATCATGCGCTGTTCTTAACATCCCCCCTTCCTTCATAAGCGCTTGGATCAGCTCATCCAATGCCACGGCTACAAATCGTGGTATATAATAGCAGTTAGATGCTGTCACCGCACACTTGTTACCCAAATTATACTGCCCTACTATAGGGAGACATTTGGCTTCATCCATAGAAATCTTCTTGAGGAACTCATGGACCGCGGTATCCAGCGGAGCATAGAAAAATGAATACCAGGTCACGAACACTCTTGAGTATTCTCTTGATTCCATCTCACCTATGCGGGCTTTGTCCAACAGTCGCCGACATTGAGGACACAGGCCATCCTTGGATTCTCTTGTTATCTCCTTGCCAGATCTTCCACAGCCTGGGCAAGGTTTATCACCTTCATACCATCTTTTCATATCTTTCTGATTCTAAAAAGACCGCCCCGCTTGCACCGGGCGGTCTCTCACTCATACTACTTTCTTTTCATTGCCAGTCTCTTCTGGTTCTTAGCATTCTGGGCTGCGCCCTCTCTTGCGGTCTTGATGTTGTCCCAATTTACAAGAAAACTACTGTTTACGACCTGATTGGGAATATAGCAGCTCTTGTCAAACTTCCGGCGCTTACTCATCTGACTCGACAAATTCACTGTAAAGCTCAGCTTTTCTGCAGATATGCTCCTTCTTGAGAGCAGCAAGATCTTTTTCCTTGGCCATTATCCTCATCTTGATCTCGCTGACAGTCTTATTGTGATGAAGAAACTCCGCCTCCAGTTCCATTCTATGCTGACGGATGATGTCCTCTTCTGTGTGCTTTTTCTCGGCGAATTCTGCCTCCAATGCCGCTAATCTGGCTTCCATTTGTTTCTGTTCCATATTTTATAGTTTTATAGATTTATATAATTACTCATAAGATTCCGCCATTATCGCGAAGTCTCCTGACAGCTCCAGCAGGATCTCCTGCTGCTGGCGTTCCGGCAGATCCTGGATCTGCTCAAGAACATACTCCTTCAAGCGCTCGACCATATTACAGACTCTTGGCTATCATTGATATATACGGCCTGACCTTCTCGACATGCCTCTTGAGCACCTCGATGATTTCCAGCCTTACCGCTTCAGGAAGCACCACCTGCTCATCGAATGAAGATACTGTAACTGTCACACCCTCATTCCTGTTGAGCATACTGACTGCCTTTACTGTGCTGGCAACTCCGTCCAGCATGCCGCAGAACTCCGCATCATGAATACCCTGCGGTACTGCCTTGTGTTTTTTCTTTCCCATATTACTTCGCTGTATAGTGAATTATCTGTTTAACCTTCACCCTGTCATTCACATATGTTATGACAGTCTGTACGCGCCACAAGCGTCCCTTACGATTCCTTTTCGTGACTTTCTTACGATAAGTCACCGGGCCATAATCTCTGATTTTGTCAAATATGGATTTGCTCATTATAATTCCTCCATTTCTTTAAGTATGTATGTCCTTGCCTCCACAAGCACCTGATAGATTGCCGGTACTATGCTTTTCGGCAGATAGGCAAACATCGCCTCGCCATCTACATTTCCGCTGAGTCACACCGCCACCTGGTCGGTCCCCTCATAGAGCGCGAGGGCTCTGTTGACCTTCTTAAGATCATCGGCCAGCTGCGCTGCCTTCTGAATTCTTTCCTTGTCCATAATCTAACCTTTCTTTAACAACTCCTTCTGTTCCTGTGTAAGCTTCGGTGGCTTAGGCTGATGAAAGACCACCTGGACCTTCTTGCCATCCCGGCTGTATGCCTCGTTCAGCACCTTCAGGATGGTCTGTTCAGTCAGGAAGAACTCCTGCTGCGACATCAATGTGATGGCCCTGTCCGACCTCATGGACTGCTCCTCCGTCCAGTATATGAACCTCTCAAGTATCTTGGCGTTCCTGGCTGCAAGAAGCTGCGGGTCTCGTCCACCATTTCTTTTCTTTCTCATAACTTCCACTGATTGCGTTGTCCGTAACGATATATCGCATTTTCAAGCACCTGCCGCATTTCCGGTCTCTTCTCCAGCATCTCTACCACGAGGTCCTCAAGCCTGTGAGCGGAGCCGCAGATCATCACGGCGAGCTTGTCTTTGTCTCTAGTCACCATTGTGACGGTGTGGTCGACCTGGTCAGCCGGCTTGCGCTCCTCATTCCTTCGGATGGTCCTCACCAGCGCCATTGCCTTGGTCTCTATGTTCAGGGCCTCCATGCGGTCCGGATCGATAGGCTTCTCCTTCTTCTTCATGGCCAGCCCTCCTACGCTTCAGTCATTCCCAGAGGAATCTGCACCCATGCTCCCGTGTCGGCATTCTTCTCGTAGGCCTTGAGGAAGGTGCGCGACTTGATAGGCTGGTAAGCCTCCTCGATGATCTTCACGCCCTCGATGAATTCCGGAGCTCCCGACCTCTCAGCCGCCTTGCGCAGCTGGATGACCCTCGATGCCTTGAGGGAGCCCTTGGCATCCTTGGCAAGCAGCCTCATCACCATCTCCACAAGTGCCTGTGACTTATCGTCCGAAGCGAGTGAAGATATGTACTGCTGAACCATCGCGATGCCCTCCTTGACAGTGTCGAGATAGTTGTCGGTGACATAATGTCCGAGGACGATACGCATTGTGCCCTGACTGTTGGTGAAGGTGTGCGACTGGTTGTCGAGTTCGTCACCCTTCTCCATCTTGAACATCTCGCCCTTCATGTCGAGGATCGCAGAGAAGTCTTCGAACACCTTTCTCTTGTAGTCCGCAAGCTTTTCAGACACCGCTCGAAGGCCCGGCATGGACGTCTTGATCGCGTCGTCCACCATCTCGCGGTAATCCTCGCGCATCTGCTTTGCCTGAGCCTTGGCCTGCTCGGCAGCCTTGGCTTCCTGGAAGGCCCTGAATTCGGCCAGCTGGTCTGTCGTCATTTCGACAGATGTAAGTTTTTCTTTTCCCATAATGCTGATGTTTTTAAGATAAATATTTCTGGCTAGTAGTTGTCGTAGATGTAGATATGGATGTCATCATCCTGTTGAGATCTTCCCGGGCCTTGTTACTCTCGTCCTCCCGGAGGTTCCTGAGTCCTCCCTTGCGAAGAATCGCCTCCAGCTTCCGGATCAGGTCGTTGAGCTCGTCCAGGCTCATCTCGTACAGATACTTTCCGGCAATCTTCGGAGAAGCGAGGAAGGCATTGACTTCGTCCCAGTTGTCAATGGTGTTGATGCCCAGCTTGCCGACTCTCTTCAGTACCGAAGATCGTGCCTTCCTGACCTTCTCCCTGTAGCTGTTGCGATCCGCAAGATCGCGTTCTGCGATGCAGTCGCACATCTCCTCGTATTCGGCATCCTTCATCTCGTGCAGACGAGTAGTCCTGCCATCGGTGAACTGAAGCACCAGCTCCTCCTTGTCGAGGTGAGGCTTTCCCTGGATCAGCCCCCAGAACCGGCCATATCGGCCGTGTGTCTTTCCTTGTTTACCCATTGTAATACCACCTTTCGAATTCCTTGTGAATGCTATACCAATACTCATGTCCTTGAGGACTTGTGCCCCAGTCGAAGCCGGCTGACACTGTGTAGACTCCATACCTTCCTGACAGGATCAATACGACCTCCTTTCTGGAGAGCTTGCCGACCTCCTTCATATTCCTGGCGAACTTATGGATCCACTTCTGCTTACGCAGGTATCCCCGTATCTGGTCGGGTGTCTTAATCGTTGCCATCTTCCACCTCCTTCTTCTCCCGGCCGTAAGCCTTGCGTGCGCCCTCATCCCATATGATCTTCTCACCGGTCTCACCGTAGAATCGTCCGTGGCTGAATGCCTTGAATCCGCTTACCCATATCTTGATGCTGGCGTCGAACTTGAGATCCTGAGCGACCCTGCCCTTGGGAAGATTACCGTCAGCCCAGCTGATGAAGACCAGCATCTTATTGCGGAACCTGTTGCAGAACTCCTTGACCTGCGACTTCTTCAATCCCATCGCCTGCACGGAGTCCATGAACACGAACTCCGGTGATTTCGGCTTCTCAAGCCGGTCAGAAAGTTCCTCAAGAGAGTCTATTGTCAGCTGGAACCTCTTGCCCACCTCATGCAGTCCTGCAAGGCGTACATTGTTCTGCATCGAATAGCCAAACTCCTCTTCGCATGAGTTGTAGAGCACCTTGCCATACTTTGTCAATGCCTTGGCAAAACTCATCATCGCTCCTGTCTTACCGTTTCCTGACTGTCCCCACACGAAGACTACACAGTGGCGCGGGATATCTCCGAGGCATTCATGCCAGCCTTCTTCAAGAGTGATCAGATCCGGCTTGATCGTCAGCAGCTGCTTGCCAGATATCGTCCTTTTCATGACCATGTCCCTCTAAGTTCGACAACCACTGTAACACCGTTCGGCTGGCACTTGATGCCGTTGATGACGCGGTCGGTCGTGCCGAAGTTATGCTCCAATCTTACGACTCCCTTCTCATTGAGCTCGCCTCCGAGGTTGGCTATGGCACTGATCTCGGCTATAGTGCGCATCCTGCTCTTGACTTCCCTTGCCCTGTACTCCTCGCCGGCAAGAACCAGCTGACGATAAGTGTCTATTCCATTGTAAGGAATGAAGTCCACCACCTTACGGGCATATCCTGTGATCTCCGGATCCTGAGGGTCAAGCCACTGAGCCATCCTTCTCAATAATGTTGCGATATTCTTCTTCATAGTCCTGTCCTCCTTAGTTGAATAATGTGAGCTGCTGCAGCTCCTTGTATACACTTCTCTTGACCCTCCTGAGGTCGTTGTTGACCTCGGACGCCTCCTTGGTGACCTTGGTGATGGCTTCCTGTGCGTTGAGACCGTTCACACGGCAGATCTCGGCGACTTCGGAAGATGTGACGGCGCGGAGTGGCACGAACTGACGGCCGATGCGGCTCTCAAGCTCGTCATATCCCTTCTTCTGGCGCAGGATTCCCATCTCCATGCGCCTCTTGATGCTATGAGTAGACAGCAGCATCATTCCGCACTTGTCCTCCAGGGCGTTGTACAGAGACACGTAGAAGTAGAGGACGCGGTCAGTGAGCTTGTCGGCCTCGTCGAAGATGAGTACCGGACGGTCCATCTTCACGAGCTCCTTCACGATGGCAGCAAGAGTCTCCCTCACTGTGAGACAGTCGGCCTTGACTCCGATGACAGCTGCCAGCTCCTTGATGAACGAGGTCTTGTTCATGTCCTCGCTGCAGGTCAGGATGAAGACATTCCTGTTCTTGTTGCGGAAGTCCATCGCAGCTGTGCTCTTGCCTGTGCCGGCCGGAGCCACGACCCACATAACCAGGCCGTCATTCTTGCAGCTGTCGAGGTAGCAGGACATCTGATTGTAGGCATTGGTCTGATAGACCTTCCACTCTCCGGATGCGACCAGCTGGCTCTCCAGCCTGCGCCACATGTCATCCGAGATGCGGTCCCACTTGCCGTTGCGGATGTCGCTGATGACGGCGACAGACACGCCCTTCAGTGCGTTCGCAGCCTTGTTCTGGCTGCTGTACCTTGCGCAGTGAGCATCTAACTGATGCTGGATTCTGCTCTTCTTTTCATCTGTAATCATATCTATAATGGTTTTGTTGTTGTTTCCGCTATACCACATCCCAGTAGGATGCTCTGTCCATGGTCGTATTGCTCACGACCTTCTGGATCTTTCCAATGCTGTCCGGAAGCACCTCGGCCGCATTGTCAGGAAGCTCCTGCTCTGGCCACTTCTCAGCCATCAGCTGCTCATAGATCTGCTCAAACTCCTTATTGCTGACTCCCTTGATATTCGGACGGTTGAATCCATGCTGCTCAGGTGCCACATTGTGGTCAAATTCAAGCTGCTGCTTCTCCATATATTCCTTCACCCTCATCACCTTGTTTTCCCACTCCATCTGCCTCATGAACGACCTTTCCTCATGTGTCTGCTCAAGTATTGATCTGTGGATGACAGTGTACTCCTTGGCATCGCAGATGTATCTGAACCCGTAGTCGTCCTTGGTATACAGGCGCACATCCGTTGTCGGATTGTGAGGGTCATACTCCACATGTACGCCTCTGTTGAGATTCTTGTGCAGCCAGTTCAGATCCGGCATGCCGTTGGCGTCCACGACCTCATAGGTAAACTTCTCGTTCTTGATCTGAAGGACGATGCCATGGTTGGTGACCTTGACAGGCTTGTTGGACTTGACCATGTAGAGATTCTTCTTCATGCCCTCGGTCACCACTACAGTAGCATCGTTGACCTGCGACATGTACATCTCCATCCTTACCTCCTTGGTCTTGGAGTGCGGCATGGCATTCCATGTGCGACGGCACTCCGCATATATCTGGCAGACTTCCTGGTATGTCGGCAGCTTCTCCACGTTGGCCAGGAGGAACTCCATATCCACATGAGAGCGGTCCGCCCTTGCAGTGATGTTCTGACCGGTGAAGTTGACGTTCTGGAAAAGAACCTGACTCTGGAAGTGATTGAAAAGAAGCTCTATTGACTTTGAAGGCGCATTGCCGGGCGCCGTATGGCGTGACAGTGTCGCTATCCTTTCAAACCAGTCCTGGGCGTCAAGCCTCTTGGAACCGCCCTGCTGGTCAAATACCAATTCATAAGGAAGATGTCCGGCAAACTCTATCGCCTGACGATATGCCTCATACATCGCCTCGAAGTTCTCATTCGGGCATATGTGATATCCGATAAGGCACTCAGTGGCTGCATCGACAACTTCAAACACCGAGGTAGTGGCAAGCTTCCATCCACCGTTCTTGACATCAAGCACCCTGTAGTACAGGTTGAGCTTGGTGCCGTCACCATACCAGATGGAGTCGCGGAGCTTCGGCATGATGGTCTTATTCTGACGACGGGTCCTCATATTGAGGGCGTATTCGCCGATCTCAACGTCCTTCCACATCACCTCCACCTCCGGACGGCTCAGGAACTGCACCAGGCTTGACACAGCCTTCAGCGGTTTCCAGCCCTTCTCCACGGCGATACGGTTGAACTCCTCGAAGATCTGAGCATTCGTGCGGCGTGGGAACCTGCTTCTCTTGAGAGCGATAATATGACGACCTGCCTCCGGAGTGATCTTCATGGCGCTGCTGTTGCAGAGCTTGCCGCTGATCAGACACTCATAGCCTTCTGCCTGGTACTGACGGATCTTGTCGCGAAGACGAGCCGTATTCGCCGGCAATGTGTGGCCGTATTGAAGTCTCAGGGCCTCACACTCGTTATATATGCCGTCCCAGTTCAGTCTCGACGACATCCTGCAGCGCGATCTGATGACCTTCTGGTCTCCGGCCATCTCCACAAGACGGTTGAGTACCGTCGCGTTAAGCACATACTCAGCCTGGAAAGATGATTTCAGATAACTGCCGTCAGCCAGCTGATAACCGGCGAAGAAGGCGACTGCATCGGTGTCATAAGTGAGCTCGTCCATCTGCTCCTTGCGGAGGTCGTTCGGATCTCCGTACTTCTCGATCCATACCTCCTTGAATCTCATAGGCAGAGAATTCCAATCAATAAGCGCAGGGTGAGCTAGGCCCTTGCCCGGACGGAGGATCACAAGACTATTACGGCGAGCAAGGCTCTTATATGCCTCATAGCTCAACACCGCTGCCCCGTCATCCGACCTCGTCAGCTCCGCCACCGTCACCGCTATCGCTTTACCTAAGAATTCCATTATAATACTGTTCTAAGTCTTTTCTTTTGCTCTCTTACCGGGATTCGAACCCAGATCCGCGAACCAAGTCTTGTGGAGCGCTCCGCTGCATTACCGTTATGCTATAAGAGAGTAGCCTGTCCAGAGCCCAAACCGTTGTTTTTCTTAAAAAATATTTTATATGCATCAGTATTTGTCAACAAAAAGCCCGTCTTCTGTCATACTGAGCGAGAAACCTGCTGCCGCAAGATCCTTAATCACTGCAGGCACAGATTTTATTACGTGAAGACGAAAGTTTGTCACACCGAGATCTCCGACAAAGTTGCCTCTGGGACTGTTAATCTTAACTGTAGAGGAGTGCTGCACCGATATTATCTGAATAGCCTCATTAAACTGCTCAAGTGTCATATTCTTCCCTCCTAGCTTGCCATGTCCAACATCCCTGTCTCAGCGAGCCTCTGAGCCTGCGCACACAGCGCGCCCCAGCCGGCCACGTCAATCTGGTCATACCTTGCGACCACCTCGTCATTCTTGGTGATTACGGCGTCTCCCTGAGTGATCGTCAGAACCACACCGGCTGCAAACGTCTGGATGATTCCCGTCTCGGTGTGCTGACAGGTGCAGGTAGGCATGAAGTTCTCTTCGATGTAACGCCCGCCGAGGGCAAGTGCATCCCTCCTCATGCTGTCAGGGCGCGCGCCCCTGGTGATATAAGTCAACGCAGCCCATACTGCCTGGCGTGAAACACCGTACTTGTCTGCGATCTGATCGCGGACAGCCACACTTACTTTGATTTCCTTCTTCATATTATGTTGTGTTAATTATTTTCTAAGTTCCCACTCCTCGCAGAAACGGCATCCTTCTACGTTTCCCATTGTCTTGTATTTACCTGTGTCAACAAGCTCCTGCAAGAATTCATTAGGAATATATATTCCGATTCCTTTACCCTTTTCTGGAGAAACCTTTATACTATCTCCTTTCTTTTCAGCATATCCGATAGTAAAGAAGTCCAGATGACCATTGAACCCATTGTAATATCGGATATGTTTGCCTACTAGCAGTTTTCTGATTTCCTCTATCTTCAT